CATTGGGGCTTTATTCCCAATCCAGCTATCAACTCCCAAGGATGCTGACGGGAATGATAGATACGAAAATCAATTAGTAAACGGGGTACTCACTCCAGTAAAGCTAGTGGGTTGGTATCCTAGCACTGGGTTAAACCTGATAAAGAATAACATAACCTCTATCTTCATCTATCAGATCGGAGAAAGGTTCAGACAAGAGAATTTTGGTTCTCGACTCTGGGAATGTATAGAGGAACCTAACACTCAGCTCCTCAATGCAATGGTTACCGACTTTATCAAACAATCTATCTCTATCTGGGAAGACAGAGTAACTGGGCTTAAGATAGAAGCTTTTAGAGAAGCTTCCAGACTTTTTGTCAGGGTTACCTTCCAGGTTAATACTTCAGCCGTTGGAGAAACTACTTTAGAGTATGACAATCTAACTAATACCTCATATGCCTACTAATAATCCCTGGTTAAACCCATACCAAAGGTCATTCAACAGCATAAAGGAACAGCTCAAGGCTTCCCTGAAAACAAACGTTCCAGAGATTACTGATTATAGTGAGGGTAATATCTTTATGATTATTATCTCTATCTTTGCAGCCATTGCAGAGGTACTTCACTATTATATCGACAATACAGCAAGGGAGACTTTCTTTACTACAGCTCGTAGATATAGCTCTCTGTATCAACATGCCAAGTTAGTCGATTATCATATCAAGTCGGCTATTCCTGCAACGGTTGATCTCATTCTTTCAACTAAAGATGGTTCAGATCTTGCAACCAGTTTTAATATTCCACAAGGTACACAGTTCATCTCCGATGATGGGAAAGTTTGGGAGCTAGCTACTTCTGCTGGCTTCTATTGGGATAGAGAGCTTTATCCAAAGGCTATCAAGATACCAGTTATTCAGAGAGAGATCATCGGTCAACCCCAGCGTATAGACTTCGGTCAGATCATCGATTCCAGTAACATAGCCATTACGGTTATTGGAATTCCTGACGGTAAGTATTACGCTGAGGGTTCTATGGCGTTATATATAGATGATGAACCTTGGACTTTGGTTGATACCTTTGCTTATTCCAAGCCCACTGACAAACACTACAAGGTTGAGCTGGATGAGACTCTGACCCCCACTATTATCTTTGGTGATGGTACATTTGGAGCTATCCCTACTATTGGTGGAGAAGCTACGGGTTATTTCTATGTAACCCACGGACAGAATGGTAACATTGCTGCTAGTATGTTCAACCTCATGCCTACTATCCCTGGGGTTGATACCTCTAATATCAAAGTCACCAATCAGGATGCTGCTTCTGGGGGTTCTGATTATGAGGATTTTGCAATGCTCAAAGAGCACGTCCCTCTTTCTGTAAAGAATTTAGGGGTTGCAATTACTAAGGAAGACTTTGAGGCTGCCGCAATGCTTGTGGGGGGTGTTAATAAAGCTTATGCCGATTATGCTTGTGGAAAACATGTAAGGATTTATATCACCCCAGATAATGGAGAAGTAGAAGCTTCCAATGCTCTCTGCCAGTTAGTTCTCGAGACTCTCAATAAGCAGAAGGTTATTACTACTACTATTTCGGTCTATAAGGTATACCGGGCTTATATCTACATAGAGGCTGAGGTCCAGGGTAAGAAATCCTTCCTGGCTTCAGATATCCGTTCACAGATAGTAGATGCTTTGCAGGGTTATTATGGATTCCAGAATGCAGATCTAGAAAGGTCCGTACGAGTTTCTGATGTATATGCTCTGATTGATGGAGTTCCTACAGTGGACTATCTTACCATTAAGAAGCTCTACATGATTCCAAAGCCGGTCCTTGTTTCTGGAGCTATCTCCTCTCCAGATCTGGTACTGAATACCTTCAATCTAATCCAGTATACTAAGGGTAGTGGAACCTTTGAGGAAGTACTTATTCACTTTACTTCATCTACTGCTTTCAAGGTTATAGTTGGTACTTCTGAAGTCAACGGTACCGTTGGTAATGAATTACACGTGGTCTCCAATAATGTAGAGTTCAATATTACCATTGGTGCTGCGGGTTATAATGCAGATACCGAATACTGGTTCTACCTTTCTCCTATGAACGAGGACCTTATAACAAGATCCTCCATTGATACTACAATGAAGGCTATCCCGGTCTTTGTCAATCGTTCCGATGCTCTAATCCTGGATATCCATGAGTCAGTTTAGTTTCAAGGATTATATCTTTACATATCTATTCCCATACTACTATCAAGCAAATGATACGTATCGGGATGGCACTGGTAAGGGTATCTTACAGCGGTTCATAGAGACTTGCTCAGAGTATTTTGATACTGATATCATTGCAGATGCTACGGAGAAAACTGCGGGTGATAATTTCCAACCTGGGCTTGATAATCTAGTCAATCTTATAGACTTCGACAAAACCCCAGAACTATTCCTCAACTACCTTTGGGAATTCCTTGGAGAAATTCCCTTTGGCTATGGCTTAATTGTTCAGGGCAAAGTCTATGACAAGACTGATCTCAACTCTTGGATGGTTTCAAGAGACTTTCCCGAGGTGGATCCTAGAGCTTTGCTTAAATACGCGATATCATTATACAAGCTCCGGGGAACTGAAAAGTTCTATGAGGTACTTGGGCGGTTCTATGGAATATCTCTCGAATTAGTAGAAACCAATAATGGAGGAAGTCCAGGTGACCCAGATACAGATATCCCAAATCATTCTCACTTGGTATTGGCTACATACTTTAACCAAGATACTGGTAAAGAGACCATAGCTACTTACTCTCTTGGTAATGAAGAAAGAAGAGCTCCATTTTGGGACGGTGACTGTACTTCCTGCCTCTTCTTTAAAATAAAGGTAGGCATGAGTACTACTCTATACAATAAGCTTGTATCTCATGGTACACTTGATCAGGCTATCTCAACCATCCAATCCATAGTTGAGAAGTACTTACCAATTCATTGTAAAACGGCAGTCTATGCAAATGGTGATCCTAAGATAGTGATCACAACAAGTTAGAAATACAGGTCAAAGGAAATACTAGTTAACTCTGAGACTGTATCATACACAATTTTTAACAATCAAAATTTTTTAAGTATTATGGATGCTAATGAAATGATGGCTTACCGTGGTCTCTCTCCGTATGAGACTATGATGATCTCTGACAAGAATTCCCGCCGCCCGTCTGGTGCTGCTATCACGGGTGTGGTTCTTGGCTCTGTGGCTGCCGCTCTGGCTGCTGGGGCTTGGATTTTTGGTCCGGTTATGGCAGGTCAGCGTGCTCGTGGAATCGAGGCTCAGGTTGCTAACAACAACCAGAACACTCAGGCTACGCTTGATCGTCTGATCAATGCTCTCTATGCTGAGCGTCAGGAGCGGGTTGCTCAGGGTGTCACTCTGACTCAGACGGTGAATGACACGGTCAGTGGTTCCCAGCAGGGCACTCTCACTGCCCAGCAGGCTGCGGAGCTTTCCTCCATCCAGTCCGTTCAGAATCAGCTGTTCACCCAGGCCGTTATGGGTAATCTCTCTGAGAATGCCCAGAAGGTTCAGTTGTACTCGGCTCCTCAGCCGTGCAACTGCCCTGGTTGTGGTTGCAACGGTTAATCATTTAGTATTTTAACATAGGCCCAGGCAATTACCTTCCTGGGCCTATTTATAACTTATGTTTAACTCTAAGAAGAAACAGCAGAAGCTGATTGAACAGGTGAATATGATCAAGCCTACAAGTAAGGTTGCGCTTAAACAACAATGCCTGATGCTGTGCAATCTAAAGGTGGAGGAAGCTGACAAAATGTATGACTTCCTGATGAAGGACCTTGGGGATTCTATACCAGATATAGAACCCGGTCAAAGATCTTTCATTCAAAATATCGGGGACTCTGCCAATGGAGTCCTTGGATGGGTAAGAGAAAACAAAGACGTACTTTCACAAGTAGTGGGCACAGTAAAAGATATATTATCTAAGGGTAAGACCTCTGCTAGTGTAACTCCACTTCCTCCTATCAATGGTGAATAATTATGAAAGGTTTCAATGTATCTTTTAATGTCTTCGCTGATAGTCAGGAGGAAGCTGATAAAGCCTCAATGGCAATTCGTCAGTTTATTGATAACAATGCTAAACAAGGGATAGCTATCACTGCTAATAAACTTGTTGAAGCTATTGGTAAATGGGGTAACAACTTCTTAGTCAATTCATACTTTAGAAAGTAATATGGCAGACGAGAA